CCCATTTCTTTTCAACTTTCACACTATCAGAAATTACATGATGATTAGTTATAACATATGTATAAACTTCTTCATCGTGTTCTTTTGAATAAACTAATGTACCTGAACCACCAGCCTTTTTTGTTCTAACCCTTACTGTCGGATAAAACATCTGCTCGTGTTTTTGGATTATTTCTTTACTAGCTTTTGCCATATCTATTCTCCCACTTTATTTTTTTGTATTAAACTACCTTCAGTATTTTTTAAGTACTCTTCTAAACTATCAAATTCTTTCTGTATTTCATCTTTACCAGGTGCTTCCCAATAACCTATTGGAAAGGTAATTATTATTTGTTCATTCGTATATTTATCAATTAATATTAAATATACAGCCATTCCATCTGAATATGAATATCCACGACTCATATCTAAAGCTACCACTTGTCCATAATTTTTATTCGCTTGGTCATTTGAAATTTTAAACCAGACATTTACTGGTTCTTCACAATCTTGTGAGAAGATAAAACCTATTGTTATTAATAAAGTTAGTAAGTAATTTTTCATCATTCATCTCCTCTATATAAATATTTATAAAGTCAGAGAGGAATACTTTGGTCAGCGGGATAACCTTTGTATTCCCATTTTTCTCTGACCTCTTTATTATAAATAGTATAAAATTTATGAAAACAAAAAAGGTTTCAAAAACGAAACCTTTATTGTGATGAAGATAACAATATAACCTATTGCGTATAACCTTTATTGATGATAGTGATTGAGAATGAATCTCAATATCAATTATAATTCTTCGAACTCTGCATCTATAACCTCATTTAACATATAAAATATATTTTGATTATTTTTTATAACCAAATCACAACCATAATTTTTTTTGAGCTTGGTGTGGTCATCAACAAGCCTCCCCTCAGCTTTACCGACAACCACCCATCTCTTATTTTGAAAATTTATAAATTCCAATTAGGTTACCTTGACTTTAACTTTTTTAGGTTTGACTTCTTCAAGATATGGAATAGTGAGTGTAAGAACACCATCGACTACGGTAGCTTGTATACTTTCAACATCAAATGAATAATTCATGTCAAATCTTTTAGAGAATCCACCAGTATCACCTGAATTAGCTTTACCTTCAATTACAAGTATATCACCATCGACAGAAATATCAATTAGTTTTTTATTGTAACCAGGTACATTCATCGTAAGAGTTACACCATCATCATCAGTTTCTATTTTATAATTTGGTGAAAGATTTTGATTCATTTTTCTGATGGCGAATGTGTCATCAAAAAAACTATTAAATAAGTCAGTTGTAGTTAGTAACATTTTTTTTCTCCTATGTTTATTTAATTTTATTACCTACACCTATATATGTACAATAACCATACCGAAGTAATTATTAGAAAACTCGTGTCATAATATCTGACAATCTGTCAATATTCATATAGTTGTCTCTGACATCTTTGTTCCAAGTTTGATTCATACAAATCGCAGTTCCATAATTAACACTTCTCTCTTTGAACTTTTTTAATTTTTCTGGAGAATCATCAATAAGAACATCAACATCAATCGACCATTTGTCGTGAGTATAATGAATTTCATCAAACACAAATCCCCATCGCTGTAACCATTCAGTAGTTGGTTCTTCACAATGTTCTCTTTGAGCTGATACTAAAATTAATTCGTGGTCATTCTCAATAGCCCAAGCTCTTAACTTATTCCAATCTTCAAATGATGATTGGATTGGTGGACAATCCGGCCCAAAGAAATCTAAAAAGTTATCTTCAAAAACATATTTTTCAGTTTCTTCTTCTGTCCAGAATGGTAACCATTGTTCCCAATCCCAAGAGGTTGGAGTTAGAATTTTATCAGCATGTTCGGGGTGAGTTTCTTTAATACCATCTATAAGACAAGGTATAAAATCTCTTAATACACCATCACAATCTATTCCTATTCTCATTTATTAAAATTTCCTTTCATTTGATTATAGTATTTTAGACCTGCAATAGATAAAACTTTCAAGACATCATCAGCTAAATCCTCAATAGAATTTAAATTATCTAAATCAAGTTTATCATCATGCATTCTATTAATTAACATTTCTACCAATTTGTATTTGGTATAGTTATGTACATCTTCATACATTCTATCTTCTTTATTCATTTTATTTCTCCAAGAATTTTTTGTTCATTGTCTTAGCCACTTCCATCATATTAGTAGCGTTAATAAATTGAGCATCATTACCATACATCTTTTTGAAAGCAGGCATTTCATCTTGTTCGTACTTACCACCAATAAAGTAACTCAACACACTAATACCCATAGCTCTCATATTGTTACACATCTTTTTAGTGTGATTTTCAGCAGTAGTTCCAGAATATCTAATTTCTTTATTACTGAACCAAGGCTGACCATCTGAAAAGTTAATAAAGTAACTATCTTGATTAGAATTTCCAGGAATCAAATCTTTTTGAATCGCTTCGAAACACAAACCTTCAGGAGTAACACCATCAACATCAAGAGCCGAGAAAAGATTTTTAACTTTAACAAGTTTATCAGTTCTTGAATCGTAACAAACCATAATTAATGGAACACCTTGACCGCTATCACCATATTTATAATTAGTAGTTCTAATTGAAACAACCACATCAATGTTACCAGCCATATCACAAGCCTTAATCATAGCCACCGCTGATGTCATAGCTTTGTTCCACTTGTCACCATTCATAGAACCACTAGCATCAACTGAAATATGAAGATAAGCTTTGTTAAATCTTTCAATAAAAGTTTGAGAGAACACATTTGAATTTCCGAAACCAAGTTCAGATAACATTCTCTTATCAATCTTTCCAGATTCTTGTCTTGAATATTTAAGTGAAGTTTCCTCACCACGAACTTTAAGTTTTCTTCCGAGAACAGAACCAAGTCTCAAACCTTCTTCAACAAAGTTGTAATTTCTGTAACTACTATTATTATAATATCTTTGATTAGTACTATTAGCACAACCAAAAGTATTAGAATCAATCAGAGCTTGAGTTAATTTTTTAACAACCAAGCATTTAGTTCCGTTTCCAACAGCATCACCATAGTAATCTTTTTGAACACCTTCACCAACTTGTTCATAACTCGCTCCACTTTCCTCAAGAGTTGACATATCTTTTTTATCTTTTTTAGACATTAAAGTTTTTTGAACATCACCATCAAGAAACTTTTCTTGTTTTTGAAAAGCTTTTCTCAACATTTCTTTTTGTCTATCTGAAAGTTCAACAGCTTCTGAACCATCATCATTAGGAGTACCATTACCACTACCGATGTTACCATTTTCAATCATATCTTCAAGTTCTTCATCGGAGATAGTATTACCACCACCTGAACCATTACCGCCAGGATTTTCATCATCACCATCAGAACCATTTTGATTACCTTCTGATTCATCATCTGATGTTTCAATCTTATCAATACTGAAAAGAATAATATTCATAACTTCACAAGCAGTATTGAAAGCTTCACGAGTATCTTTCATAAAACCTTTTTGAATAGAACCCAAATCAATAGTGTGATAAATTTCTTTAAGACCTTTAAGAGAACCTAACTGACGATTAGAATTATGAAGATTAATAATCCTAAACATATAAGACTCAATATTTTCAACCCTAAACTCTGAAGATAGTAAACCTTTATCAACTTGTTTAGAATAAAAATACTTATCATACATAGAGTGATAATAACCTTTATAACCAGGAGAAGTTCTGAAAATAAAAGAATCAATTCTTCTATCTTCAATATAATTTAATAGAGATTTTACAGTAGTGATAACTTCATGTCTATGAACACCAACACTTTCACCAAGAACAAAAAGTTCTTGAGGAATTTCCATCTCTAAATTCTTTAATAAATTAAAATCAGAAAGTTTAATATGAGAACCCTCGTGAAGAGCCAACCCAACAGCCACATCAAATTTCTTATCATCAATATTAGAACCAATAACAACTTTATTACCATCTGTATAACTTTCATCTTTAGAGTTAAATACAACAGGAATGTTATCACCAGTAACAATATTAACAAAGTTACTAATGGCTCTTTTATAACCAGCCAAAGCAACTAAATCTTTACCTTTAGGTTTATTAACATCATTACCGAGAAATTCATCTACATCAACATCATCAGACGAATCATCCCAAAACGAAGAATAAGATTTAGTCTTGTTTTTTACAGGCCCACTACGGAAAGTAAAACCTTTATAATCTTTTGAGTTAAAACTCATAAAACTCCTTTTGTTATCTTTTTTCTCTCTCATCATCTATATAAATATACGGAGATTTTGAGGAATATACAATAGGTAAATTGTAACAATTTGTAACAATTAACAAATATTATTAGATTTGAATTTTCTTTTAAGAGCTCGAGGTGATGGATTTAAATATCTTTCTGTAATAATATCTTGTATCTTAACTCGTGTTAATAGTGGTATATCACCTGAACTATTTAATTTTCTTAAATATTGTAATGTAGGTTCATAACCCCATTTTTCATAGTAGTCATTAACCTTTTCAAGAGCTACATCATAGTTAGTATAAACCTTGTTACATTTTCTATCTCTAAATGTTTTAGGTTCTGGTTTATTAACACTAAATGATTTATATTGTCTAGCTGTTTTAGAACTACCACCTCGTCTATCTAATCTGTTTAAATCTTCGTGTGTAGATTTATCAACAACTTGAATATAAGCACCTGTTTTATGTGGATATATTATATGTCCTAATTTCTTTTCTTCTGTTGAACACTTGATACAAATCGTAAATCCAAATTCAACTCTTTCTTTAGGTATGTTTTTTTCACACATACTACATTTCATTAAAAATCTCCTTTTGCAACTTGGAAACAAGTAAGACCATTATCTCGCCACATATCAACAACTTGGTTTCTGTCGTCAAATACCATAGCAACATTATCTACACCAATATCATCTAACCACATTTGTTTTAAATCGTTGTCTGGCATGAACAGATGTTTTTGAGGTCGCATTGTAAGAGTATCAAACCAAACATCGTGTTTAAGCAACCAATCCATTGTAGCTTGTTTTGTTACATCAGAACGACCTGATAGAATCTTAATTGTGAAACCCTTTGTAAACAACATATTGGATATATCTATAACTGGTTGATTTGGTAAATCTAAATCAATGTTCTTTGGGTCTTGAAATTTAACCCAATCAATTTTACCATTATCTTTTGTGGATATAATTCTCCGTTTATCTATTAACGCGAGAGTACCATCTAAATCAAATATAACTATTTTCTTATCTAAATTCATATTTAAATATACAAATAAAAAATGATATGTGTCAAGCTTTATTTTTTTTATTTAATATTTATATATGAAATTATAATAATTAGGATATCAAATGGCTTATAGAAAAACAAATAGTGGTAATCGTAATATAAACAGACAACAAAGAGCTAAATTTAACTCTACAAGAGTTCAAAGTAAAACTTATAGTCTTCGTAATAATACACCCGTAATACAATCAGATAACCAATATGACACGCCGTTTGGAACTTTTAGTTTATCAACCTCACAAGGTTTTTATTATATAAGAACAACAGAAACTCCACTAACTAGTGATGATTGGATTGGTGCTTTTACACCATCTGGAGTCCTTGTAGGAGCTCGTCAAGTAGTTAGTACATCAACAATGACAGATATACCTATAATGGGTAATGATGGTTATTTCTATTCTGAGGGATATATGAATTTTGGTGAAGTACCCATATTTAAAGTTTATATTGCAGCTGCTAATTCAATCATTGACGCGCAATTGATACCACAAACACCAACTTGGGCTGGTGGTAATCAAATAGTTATGGTTGAAGGTGGGATACAATATCAACCTCCAACTCAATCTACAACAGATTGTACAGACCCTGAGTTTGCTCATGGGTCAGCAGGTTTAGGTTGTACAGACCCACAAGCAGATAATTATAATTCAAATGCTTGTTGGGATGATGGAACTCAATGTGAATATAGTGATTCACCATATGATGTAAATCAAGATGGTAGTGTAAATCTTCTCGATGCGATGGCTATTGTTAATGGTGTATTAAGTCAGGTCGATGGAATTACACAAGAAGAGTTAATAGCTAATGGATTAGATGTCAACCAAAATGGTAGTGTAGATGTTCTTGATGTGGTGAATACAGTACAGATGATTTTAAATCAATCTACAGACGATTGTACTCATGGGTCAGTAGATTTAGGTTGTACAGACCCAGCCGCGGCCAATTATAATTCAAATGCTTGTTGGGATGATGGAACTCAATGTGAGTATGATTAAATTATTTTTTATTGGATTTTTTAATACCTAATTCAAATAGTATTGAATCTAATGAACCTTTTTTCTTTTTCCTTTTATCATATTCATCATAATATAACTCAAACTTTTCTTCTGGTGTTAAATCATTATCAGCTAAAAGTTCTCTTTTAAATTTTTCAAGTGATATTTTACTTTTACCATTTACCCTTTTTGTTTTACCTCTGTATTTATCATTATACTTATTGAATATTTTACTAGCTTCACTCATCATTTTTTCATAATCATCATCTGACAAATATTTAAATTCAAATTCTACAGAATCTGTTGGAGTAGAATCCCATTTAATAGCATCATCTGGAATATCATGTATGTTATCTTCATCATCGTCTTTACCAAAATCTTCAGTAAAACCATCAGCGTTTATCAGACATGATATTAAATAATTACATAAATTAATCAAGTGATGATTTTCAGGAGTATCTATTTTAGCAGCATCAAATTGTATTTCATCTATAAATTCTACTAAATCTCTCATAAGAGTTTCTTGTATAATCCTGTACTTGACTCTATGTTTTTTACCCATATAGTTAACCTCTTTCTCCCACTTGTTATTGTATCTCTTTACTATAAATAGTTATTAAAAAAACGAAACCTCTAAAAAAGTAAAGAAGAAAATTTTGAAATTTTTTTTTGTGAGTATATATACATTTACCCATTTATATAATCTTTTACAGCTTTGTTATCACCGAGATATTCAAGCAGTAAGTTGGGTTTATCGAGAGCTTCGTATTTATATTTTCTGTGAAATCCATTATGACATTTAATACATAGAACAACGCCGTTATTTCTATCGTATCTTTTATCTTCGAACTTATCCCAACTGAATATGTGATGTGCGTGTAATACTCTTGTTGTCTTTCTTTTTTTATTACATTTAACACATACATAATATTTAGATAGACCGACTTTTCTTTTATTTAGTTCAAACACATTCTTACGCCAAGTCTTATATCTAACTTTTCCTTTACTACCTCTCCAACGATTTCCTTTTTTAAACCTCATTCATTATTTCTTCCGTAGTCATCTTCTATTCTCACTATGTCATCTTCTCCGAAATATGTTCCTGTTTGAGTTTCGATGAATATTAAATTCTTATCAAATTTATTTTCAACTCTATGTTTAGTCGTTACAGGTATTTCTACCACCATACCTTCTGTAAATATATGTTCCTCATCATCAAGTGTAACTATAGCATCACCTTGAACTATAACCCAATGTTCAGTTCTTTTGTGATGATACTGATAACTTAATCTTTGTCCTGGTTTTACAATTATTCTTTTTACTTTACAATAAGGTTCATCAAGTAAATTTTCAAATGAACCCCATGGTCTTTCTTCTTTGTAATTACTAATAGACACTAAAATACCTTTCTCCTCTGTCACATAAAATTGTAACTACTATACCATCAGGATTATTTTCTTCTATCCATTGTTCAGCAGCTAATACATTTGCTCCTGATGATATCCCAACAAATAAACCATTATCTCTCGCTAACATTCTACTTCTTATTTTAGCTTCATTTGTGGATATAGTTATCACTTCATCTACGACATCTAAATCAACTAAAAACTTTGAGCCATCACCAATACCTTGAATACCATGAAGTCCTTTTTCACCACCAGACATTACAGGTGATTCAGCTGGTTCTACTGCTATAATCTTTGTATTCATACCGTGAGCTCTAAACCCCTGATGGATACCCATTAAAGTACCACCAGTTCCAGTTCCACCAATAAAAGCTGATATGTTCGAATCATAATCTTTTAACATGGTGTCAAATAATATTTCTTTACATGTTGTTTCTCTATGACATTCAATATTTAATGGATTGTCAAATTGATTCAAAGAGAAATATCTTTGTTCTCTTACTAAAATATTTTTCCATTCTATCGCTTTATCAAAATCACCCTTGTCAACTTCTATTAGTTTAGCGCCAAAAAACTTTAACATCTTCTTTCGTTCTTCTGACATATCCGATGGCATTACAATTTGACATTTGTATCCTCGTTCTGCACACATCATAGCTAATGATATACCTGTGTTACCACTTGTAGCTTCTACAATAGTATCACCTTTTTTAAGTAATCCATTTTCTTCAGCGTGGTCTAAAATATATTTAACAGGTCTATCTTTTATTGAACCACCAGGATTGACGGCTTCAAGTTTACCATATAATTTATCTGATAATTTTATCAGTGGTGTTTTTCCTACTTCCATAATTTAAAAGCTGTTCTCCTATTAAATACCCATACACCTATATTAAGTGAACCAATAATTAAATTAAACCACCAACTACTATGTGCGTATAGATATAAGTTATAAAATCCTATAAATAAATTTAACCATAAAGCGTATGGTAACATTTCTTTTTTTTCTTGTGTTGTCATTAATAATATCTACCCCCTCGTTTTGGTTTTTTCTTTACCAAGTCTTGTTTTGGAGTATATTGAGATTCGGGCCATGTGGACCATAGATAAATAAGACCTATTGTACCAACTAAAGTTATTGTGCCGACTATATAACCAAACCAACCTTTTACTTGGAATAACATAACTATAGTTATAAATATGTAACTTCCTATTAATAATATCCAATTAATTAACCACATCTGTTTTCCTATACCAATTTGGTTTAGCAGCTATTCGTTCAGCTATTCTTTGTCTAATTATTTTTTGGTCTTCAATAGTTGGAATCCAATCATTATATAAACCATTATTCTTAAATATATCTTTAGGAAATTTTCTATTTGGGTCAGGGTTAAAGCCTCTTTTTTTCATTTCTTTAATTAATTGTCTATATCTATCATCTAAATATTTACCTTTATTATAAAAGAAATAAACATGGCCATTGTTCAATGTAAATTTTTTAGGTACTTTCTTTTCTTGATAACCACTTTTACTAACTAAAGTTCTTTTTAACGAACCAGGTACCATTGTTATCTCTCTATATTCAGCTATAAGATGTTGGTCTGTTAGTTCTGAAGGTTCTATTATATTTATCCTTGTCATACATACTCCCTAATACCAGTATCCACAATATGTAAATACCATTGTTTTTTATCCACATCAAACCAAGCGTAAGGTGAAGATGGATTTTCGTTCCATACATATTTTGAATAGAACTCTTTATCCTTTCTCAATAAATTAGCTCGATGTGATGAATGAAATAACTCATAACCTATCCAATGTGGATATTTTATTTTACCTACAATATCTTCTTTAACCATTGTATTATTATATCCACGATATACCCACTCGTCAATCATGGTATTAGTATACAACTTCAAAGCATTTTCATAACCTTTCCACATCTTTGTGATGGGATGATTAATCCAACCCGTAGTTTCTACACGACCAAGTAAAACATTCAGAATCTGATAAGCTTCTACTCTTTGTTTACCCAATCTTTTATAATCTAATGTTTGAGCTGATAACTCAAAACCTTTGTATGGTAAGAATGTTTGCATTTTATAATATACAACCTTTTTATATTATTAAACAAGCTTTTTATTTATAATACGACCTACTGATTTTTTATCAATAGGTCGTATAACATTATTTTACTACTGACTTAATGAACCATCTAATTGATTATATTTAACTATTTTTTTCATATTGTGTTCACTTGATACTTGTGGTACACCACCATACAATACAAAGTTTTTTATACTTTTAGATTGACCATCAAATATTACTTGTTGAAATGAATTTAAAATTCCTTCTTTCATATTCCAAAATTTAGTCATTCTTTTTTCATATGTATTTTTAGCATCAGCTCCTAATATACCACAATGAATAACTAATCTAACTTCATGATTGGGATATTGTGCCGCTTCTTTAATAGCACTGACTATCGCCACTTCGGGCATATCATATGATTTAACTATCCATCTAATTTTATTTTTTATGTTATTATAATTATTATCTATTAAAAATGTTTTAGCATCATCATTATTGAATGGTAAAACCACACTACCTTGATAATGTTTCGCTTGATTTAAAATAGCTTGTACACAAAAAGATAATTTTCTATCTCCCAATCCAGCTTGTTTAACCATTTTTTTAATACCTTTTTTAATTAGGTCATAAGCTTTACCTTCTGAAACATTAGATATTGGAATCCATTTTTTATCACAAGCTTTAACACCATATTGTATTATATCAGCTTGTGTAGCCGAAGCACTTGGTGGATTTTTAGGATTTGTATAGATACCTGCTTCAGATAAATTCTTTTTTATTCCATCTTCAGTTGCACCAGGTTTAGCTTCATATACATAAGCTATCATATTGTCAAAATTATATTGGTCTAACCAATAATCTCTGGTCATACCCGTTATGATATTATAACTTTCATCATTATTGTAAAATAAGATTGGCATTGGTTCTGTTAAAATGTATCCTCTATCACTAAGACTTATACCTATGTCATTAATTTTAGGATTACGACCACCAACCCTTGCGAGTTGATATCTTGTTCCATTTGAATCAAACTTTACATATTCTCTTTTTATTATTTGTGGATTTGTTTTTTTAAGTTGAATATGTTCATAGTCATTTTTTAATATTCCATTAGCCCAATTTTCTTGAATATGTGAGAAATTACTTTCTGCTATTTTAAGATGTTCTTTTGTGAATGAATTACTGATGGAATCATCAGACTTGGCGGCACGATTAAAATCGTATGTGTTATTAGTAGACATGTTATTGTCCTCCTATTTTTATTTTTAAGTTTATTTTTATCTGTGATTAAACAGACATTATTGAAATGTAATTTTACTTACATCTACTTTATAAGTATATATTAAATTATTAAAACCAATAATTTATTTTTACTTATTGTCGAGATGATAGGAATCGAACCTATTACCAATGGCTTAAAAGGCCACTGCTCTACCTAATGAGCTACATCTCGTTTGTACCCTCAAATGGATTCGAACCATTGACCTACAGATTAGAAGTCTGTTGCTCTATCCAGCTGAGCTATGAGGGCAAAGTAGAATAGGGATACTGGTCAACCACTCACCATCTTCCAGTTCCACCGCAAAGGATACAAAACCTACTTCGATGCCAAAGCCTTGTCCGTTGTGTATCCCTATTCAATTATAGTTATTACATCAATGCGTTAAACCAACCAAGTACAGCCATAAACCAACCAACACATTCCGTTTTACCAAAATCCCATTTGTTAGAATAAAGTATCAATACATAATTAACTATACATAATACTAATGTTGCTAAATATAAAATAAGTTTTAAATCCATAATTATAATTCCTTCTATCTATTGTTTAAAAAATTGTAAACTCTCCCCAATCCCAACGCTCGTAACATATCCCATGTTTACCACAAATTGATTGTACAATATTCCTCATCTTATCAGAGTTACCTGTGATAATCTTTAAAGGTGGTTTATTTAATAATACAAAGTTTTCAACAAGTCGTTCAGCCTCCTCGTGTTTAACTCCGTGTAAATCTAATTGTTTAGTAGCCACTTACAAATAATTCGGGCCAGTCCAAGAGAAACTCTTATGCATCTCTGAATCAAAGATAGAACCTCTACTATGTTTAGCAGGTGTTCTCCAACCAGCAGCTTTCATAATTGAACCAACAAAGATTGGTGCACCTTTATGTTCTCCATTAACTAATGATACAAATCCCCACACACTACTACCTTCTATAACCTTAACAAATTTTCTACCAAATTTAAGTGATAGGTCAAGTTTCTTAAATGGTTTGTGATTCGAGCCATATCTTTTAGCGTAATCTTCTTGTATCTTTTCAAGTAAGTTATCCATAGCATCATCAAATGACAACCCATTTGTCGTAGGTGTCTTTTCAGTTGGTGTTGTCTTTGATATATTTGGTTTAATTCCGTTAATCATTTAAAGTTCCTTTTTAATTAAATTTACTTTCAAAATCGTTTATCCAAGTGGTATATTCTTCAACACTCCTTTTTACCATATTGCTATCACCACCATTTTTAATATATCTTAATCTACTTGGTAAACCCTTTTTAGCTTGTCTGTATCTCCAATAAAGGTTTTTATTAGCAATAACATTAAGATAATAATCATTATCATTACACTCACCTAAATACTCAAATTTCTCAACTATCTCATCCCAAGTGTAGTAATAACTTAATTCGTATCTTGTGTTAGTAGTAGTCAAATTACAACGATTTGGATTTGGATTACTCCATTCTTCTCTATAAATACCCAAACTTAATATAGTGCCTGTTTTTGGGTTTTTCCAATAAGTCATTTCTGGTACATTTTCAAAAGTTAATTCTGTCATTTCTTTATTTTTTTCCTTTCTCATTACACTATAATATAGGGATAAATACCTATACAAGCCAAGCTTTTTATATAATTAAATTGTAACAAGTTGTAACAAGTTTTAAGTTGTTAATATAATTCGTTACAATCTAACTCCCCTATTCTTGCTGGAATAACTAAACTCCAATTACAATCATCACAACACCTACCACTATTAATAGGTTCAGCGTTGTTACCAAAACCTTCAAACTCTGAATTACATATACTACAAGTATCCATTAAACATTCTCCCTTATATATTTTTTCCAATTCCAAAGCGGTGGAAATAAAGAACCTATAGCACTACCAATACTTAAACATATAACTAATAATAATATAAATAAAAATAACATGCTTTCTCCTATAACCAACTTAAATCTTTAACTGAAACTAATTCACCATCAGAGGTAATAAACTCATTAACATTATCAGTAAGGTGATTCATATAATCATCAATATCACCATAATCAATAATGTTCTCTAATATAGTATCAATATAAGGAACTAAAGCAGGTTTTATTATTTTCTTTATTTCAAACAATTTCCCAACAACTTCTACAGCAGTCCTATTAGTAGTAACACACATAGAAGACATCATATAACCAAATATATCACAACTTGGTGTACTATCTAAATTATTAAAATCAAGTGAATACTTATTATTATTATTGTTATTGCTCATTAAAACTCCTTTTTTATTTAAATTCTCTTTCATCATACACTATAATATAGGGATAACAAGGTATATAAGTCAATAGGTTAATTGTAACAATATGTAACAAGTGTAATCGGCAACGCTTGTTAGTGTATTAATTTACTATAAGTGAAAAAATTGACCACGAAATGTTTACGAGTCGGAGCGACCTATTTAAATGCTTTGTAAAACCGAAAAACCTTTTCAAGATGATACAACAAGGGGTTCAGAAAGAACCCCTTTTAAAACGCATTCTACGAGTCGAGAACTACATTGAGGTAGCAGCCTCTACTTCGTCCTCGTTGAACAAGTCATCATCGCTTCCGTCATCACAGAACTTTTGAACAATCTGTTTCACGAAGGTTCGCTCCGAATCAACACCACCAGCGTTGTCGTATTGAGGGTAGATACACACCGAAGCTGATTCCTCAAGAGTAAAACCATCATATAGTAGGCCACACAACTCAACCGTAGTACGAGTACTAATACCGAAAGGAATACGAGCCGTATCTGATGTCGCTTCGCTTCGAGTAAGAGAGGCTATCTTAGCCACATTACCTAATACTACACTATCCACATTAGGGAACATATAGTTCAGTAATTCAGTTTCTTCTGACTCATTAAGTAAGTCCATCTCAACAATAGTGAACCTATCCATTAACGCTTTGTCAAGTTGTCGTGTTGATGTATACTCATTACCTATATTAGCAGTAGCAATAAAAGTAACACCATCAGCAACCTTAATAGTAGCTTGGGTATCTTGTTCATCTAATCGTAAGTACCTCTGACCATAATCAAGAACGGTCATTAAGATGTTCCAAGCATCTGGGTGAGCCCTACTCAACTCATCTAATAGTATTACAGCGTTTGGAGTCTGAATAGCTTTAACGAATAATGACTCTGAAAAGTAAGTACCTTTACCATCTTCAAAGTGAGTATTACCAATCAAAGTACCACGCGGGTCTTGGGTAGCTCCAAGATTGAAATAGAAATCAGGTCGGTCAAGTGAATTAACAAGAGCTTTAGCAGCCATAGTCTTACCACAACCAGCAGCACCAGTCATCATTATGTTCTTACCACGAACAGCAGAACGAACCAAGTATTTCCACTTGAGTTCAGACATCATTAAGCCTCGTGGTTTCAATCCATAACTATTATGTATAAACGCCATTACTTCAGCGTGTTCACTTGGTATTTCAACAGATGGAGTGTTGTCGTCTGAAGGTGTATTATTAACAACAGGATTCTCACCCATAGCTGCTAACACCTTATCAGTAATACGACGCCAAGCGTAACCTTTATTACCATTTGTTGAAACGAACCGACCTAAAAGATAATCACCATTATAAGCATTTTTACGACATCCTGTCGTAATCTCTGATGTATACTTAACACCATCAGAAGAATAGGCATTGTACCGATTCCCTGATTTCTCTACTTTAACCACCACATCTGGTAGTAATATTGATTTAGCCATTTAAAGCTCCTTTATTGATTAATTTTCTCTTTCTCATACACTATAATATACGGAGATTATATCGTTATATCAAAGCTTTAATTGTAACAATATGTAACAACGCTTAAAGTTATGGTTTAACTTTTTTTTTTATATATAGCCCCCTATAATTTACGACTATTTTCATATATAAGCCAAGCCTTTTTTTACGAGGAGCATAAAAAAATATACTATCTTTGAGCGAACGGGATGGACAATCCAAGATATACTTGTATTATACAACTATAATTCTAAGCAAAAAAAGAGCCCATCGGAAAGGAGTAAACGATGGGCCCGATAGAGTGTGGTAGAAAGGAATAAAAGACCACACCCCGTGTAATGAAACTTGAGGAGAGAACCCGGAGGGACTGAAAGGTGGGTTAAGCTTTGACGCAACCTGTCTTCAACCTTTAAGTATGCGGGTATCTCTCAATAATTGGGGGTTCTTCTGTTGTGAGTGGGGCTCTTGTATACCCACAAATATAGCCAAAAACACAAGTTTGTCTTTTTATTTCTATATTGTCCATCTCGAAGGGAGTTACTCCTGTGATACTCATACAGATGTGTACCTTGTATCGCCCACTACAGGCCTCGATGTCACCTTATAACCTTTTCGGAAAGCTATTGTTCAGTCATTCTCATACTGAACCCCCGCACCGGTAAATCTATTTCAAAAAACTATTTCCTCAACTGATACTATAATATACGAAGCTTTGCCTATATGAGCCAAGCTTTTTCTTCATTTAAATTGTAACAAATTGTAACAACGATAGACTATGTATGATACAAGTATTCGTAGCCATGCTATCTTTTTCCACAAAAAATTTGTATTCTACAATATGTATATGTACTATATATTTTAAAGTTCATCATATTAAATTATAACACTAAAGACACTCATTATTATGTGGTTTCACCACCTTTCCCCACTCTCTACCACAACACACCACCACAAACATCATCAATAGTATACCATAGTATCATTTAGTCTTCACACTCCCAATTCGGTGGTATGTGATTTTTCAAAGAAAGAATAACTTGGGATTCTTCCTTATCAGGTGGGTGTAGTCCATCCCCCACAGCCCAATCAACCGCACTCAAAAGATAAGCCGCTTGTTTGATACTCACATCTATCTTCATGTAAGAACAATAAAGTGAATTAACATTAAGACTAACATACCTACTACACTATAAAAAGCCATCTTCAAACTAAACTCGTGTTGTCGAGCTCGTTTCTCCTCGTATTGTTTCATGCCATCAAAAGGTTCTAACATCTTATCTCCCTATATCAAAATTAGTTCGTAAAAATTTTTTGGTATTTGTCATAGCCATCTTCATACTTGTAGTACAATTTTTATCGTACATATTCAGAATATTGATAGCTTCACTTACTACCTCTTTAATCAGTTCCTTATGTACATCAGGATTATAATTAATATTACCCTTATTTGAAATATTAACTCCATTCATACTCTGACCATAGTTTAAACTTATACCTTCTTTGTTCTTATACTTTTCCATATCTTAAACCTCTCCCAATATATAATTCATAACATTTAATTCATACTGATAACTTTCAGGGTTTCCCATAACATTAACTACATCTTGATTAGTTCCCAACCTAGCACGACCATTAACCATTGAGTATTCTTTTAGTATCTGTTTAATAGCTTCTTTAGCTTCTTCTCTTTCTTCTAAACCTTGTACATAGTCCTCAACTGATAACAAATCACTACCCAACCAACAAGTATGAGTTAGTTGTTTTTTTAATCTACCCTTCATTAGATATATCACTCTTGGATGACAACCATTATCTCCATACGATGGCGTCTTGTTGTTACTCTTCTTACATTCAAATAGATATATCTTACCTTCATAATACACTATAAAGTCCGGCTCGTGATTACCACCAGCTGGTTGTGGTATGAATACATTCTTATCTTCAAACACTCGTGTAAAATGATACTCCAAGTTATCCCATAACGACACATCATCTGGTCGTTTTAATATTCTTTTTAAGTCTGTTGTAGTATAACCAATAACTTCTATTGAATCTTGTTCTTCTATACCAACTGATTTTAAACACTCTTCAAATTCTTTCTCAAATTCTGTTCCGTCATTGTTAGCAAATAATTCTGAACCATCACCTGAATATGCTTTACCAACATTCTTCAATCTTACAATAGCTTCCCATAAACCATTTGTTTCGCTTAAATCTATTGTGTCTGATGTTGTGTTATTAAAACTATAAAACTCATTGACCAATTCATTCATTTTATTTTCCTTTACCATATGTTATAATATATAAACTTTATGTTATTATTACCAAAGCTTTAATTGTAACAAATTGTAACAACATTCCTTAATCTTCATCTGTTTTATGTTTATGTATATCATTGTTCATCTTACTTATTGTATGTAAAGCATCTTCTATTGTAATAATTGATATCAACACTACACTAAAACTTAATACTAATATTGACACTATTATTTCTATCATACAATATCGTCTGAATCATCTATCCTAAAGTCCTTTAACCATTCATGCCTTGATAGTAACACATAAAGTATTCCCGCTAACATCAAGGGCGTACCAAATAATAATAATATTAAAAAACTAAACCACATATTTTATCTCCTCTTTTATTTATCTTTATTTAATTCTTCTAAGTCAAAAGGTTCACCAGTCTTTTCCATCTTGTCAAGCTGTCTCAAGAAGGCGCTTAATTCTTTTGCATGTATTGTAGCAAATGTTATTCCCCTACTCACGCCCATCAAATGAGCAATAAAATGAATTAGGGAAATTACCGCAAACATCATGACTTGTTTAGAAAATGTGATGTCAATAAAGTACATCATATAACCTATAGTGATATAACCCAAACACATCAACATAATTAAATTCAACTTACTTGTTAAAAAATTAGTCATCATATGTTTTCTTCCAACATTTTTCACAAAGCTGTCCTGCTCCCTCTACATAATGTTCTCTATCGTCTATGTGGTCAAAATTATCGTATTTTGTTTCGATACCACAAAGAACACATTCTTCCGATATTAATATTTCTCCTACTCCACACATATATAAACCTCATTGTTAAAGTTTTTCGTTTCCTATACCATCAAGCTCTATGTCATCTTCCAAAATGGATAGTTCATCAATTGCACCTTCTATACCATAAGGGTCATCGACATTTTCAAGTGATGCTTTTATTTCATTAATTCTATCTAATAGTTCTTCAATCGTCATCTAACATTTCCTTTATCTTATCGTAACATAAACCAAAGAAAACTATTGGCAAAGCTATAACTATCAATGTTGATATGAGTACCTCTGCGAATAGTAAAAATCCTTCTAAAATCATTAGAACGAGTCTCCCATTATATATATATTCGTTATCACAAAAATTTTCCTTACCACTTTATTTATCCTCGAAAAAACTCAACTGCCTAATCATGTCTCCAAGCTCCATATTGTTTGGTGTTTCTTTTATAATTACACCTATATCTGATAACTTCTTTTTCAGTGATACATTTTCAGTTGTCAATCTCATATTTTTCTGTAACTCAATTGAATATAATTCTTTCCAATCTGTCATTATTATAACCCCCTCGGTGCTGTTTCTCTGTAATCATCTTTAACTTCATTATGAATATGTTCAGCTATCATCATCTTAACCTTTAGGCTAAATATATCAGCGTCTTCCCATATCTTTAACACCTTCATAATTTTTAATATGATTTCTTTATCTTTTTTATTGAATCTACCAGATAGTTCTATATCATCTATATCCGTTAGACCTAACTCTACTTTTTCTTGTTTATTCATTTATTGCTTCCTCTACTACTTCATTTACAATTTTTATATCAAACTCATAACGATTACCCCAACCATGTACTAATTTACATGATTTTTTACATTCTAAACACATCACTTTATTTGCATTGATTTTTATATCTGCCCAATGACAATCACTTAAATAAGCTCCATGGCCACGGTTGATTTCCCAATATATGAATGCTATAACAAATGTACATACAATCCACATTCCTGTTTTAGTTAAACCCATTCGTAATACCCTTTATATTCGTTTAGTTAATCTTAAATAAATTATGGTCAATGATGTCATTATTATAGACCACATTATTGTCTGAAAGAATCCGTAAAACCACACGCATCCCAAAAATAGACTACATGTACCAACTATTGGCCAATTGATTTTCATTTGTTCTCCTAATCCATATCAGCTAAACTACTGAAATCTACCTCTTCAAATGAACCATAATGCTCATCATCATAATCCATGTCAAAATCTAAACCATCACCACCAGCATCATGAATGATATCTGTAATAGCTTCTAAAATACTATCTTTACCTATTTCTTCGTCATTACTAGCTTGTTCTTTGATGTTCTTTAACTCATCTATTATACCTTGCAAAGTCATTGTTTTACTTTCTCCTATTTAGTGTATTTTTTCCAATATAAATTTGCTTGTAAGAAATCATCTTTTGTTAATTTCTTTTTGTCACCCAACATATCTAGTCTACTCTGAACCCATCTCATCTCAAAATCATCAATGTTATAATTACCTTTGACACTTTCCATAATTCTGTGTAATCTCAAAAACTTGTTCAGAATCTCATTTTCTTCTGGTCGTGTAATCATATCTATCAATCTGTTACTACCTTTTTTACTAGGCATACTTTCTCCACAATCCGTTACAACAATGACCATCTTCAGCTGCTAATTTTGTAAATTTATGTTTTCTGATGTCATTTATCAAACTTTGAACATACCTTTTATCATTTGACATATCATCACTCCAGCCACCTTCAGTTGTAGCAGTATCATTAATACGAAACTTTAATTTTAACAACTTACTTATTATTGGATTATCTGTCCTTTTAGCTGGTCTTCTTTTAGTTGGTACTTTCTTCATCATTTCCTAACATTTTATCCATTTTAATTTTATATTTCTTATAAACCTTGTTGATAGCACTCATCTGTTTTTCTGATAAACTACCTTTTCTTTTCAACTGATTAGTAACAGACTCCATAAATGGTTTAGCTGAATAGGTTTTTAGGTAATACTCATTCTTACCAGAATCAACCGTATTCACAATGTCTAACACCAAGTTAATCTTTTCCATTATTGGTTTAATCTTCTCTTGTCGTTCAATCATCTTGATTGGGTCATATTGAGGATTAACCATAGCTCTTCTTACAGCTTCAATCATCTTCGGTGTCATCTTACGAGAACCTGTGATTAAGATTGTGTACATATCAAACAAGAATTTATCATTTTTGAAATGTTCTATGTTTTCCCTACACCAAGCTAATTCTTTAGGATAGAGTTCTTTATAGAGTTCTCTATTCTTTTTCATAGTTTCTGGTGATGGTTTTTTGTAAAATTTATTCATCACATTCCGTACTAACACCTAATGTAGCGCAACAATAACCACAAGTTACTGAAACCACACCTTCATCACAACACACGACATTTCCACACTCTTTATTACGACATTCTAATTCATTCATATCTTAACTCCTTGGGTCATCTAAATTCATAAGAATATTATTATGTTCTTCCCACATACTCCATATCTTTGTTTTCCAATCCATATAAACATCAGCTATTAAATGAGTTGTATTTTCTATAAACTCAAAGAATGATATTAAATCATCATCACTCAAATTACAATACCATTCATCAGATACATCATACAAATGAACACCACTATCTATATCAATACCCTCACCCACAATAAGTGGACAAACATTAAGTTCACTCGTTAAAGCAGAACCAACACTCTCTAACTCTATATAGTCAGAACCATTCATTAAAACCTTTTTGTCATCAGACCATTCACTTAATTTCATACTTGTTTCCTTTTTATTTAAATTCTCTTTCATCATACACTATAATATACGGAAAAAGCCTGACATAAGTCAAGCTTTTTCTTCATTTAAATTGTAACAATTTGTAACAGAACTTATAATAGGCCATCTTTTTTAAATTTACTATACCACTTTTTCCAATTCTTTTTACCAAACTCTTCAGCAGCTATCTCATACTTATTATCTTTATACTCATCTTTACCATTAGTTATTTGTAAGTTCATTTCCATCTCATACATATCTTTGAACTTTCTCCAACCATATTTTTTAGCATCCATCGCATGATATATTTCGTGTATTATTGTGATTAGAAATTCTTTGATTTTATTTGGACCTTTTATTGTTTTATATTTTGTAGACAATTCTAAAACACCCCTATCTACATCATAATGAGCATGGTCTTTCATAACTTTATGTCGTAACCTAACATTACCAACTTTATGATATTTTAGTAAAGTGGAAATCATTTGATTTCTATTTGTTTCTGATATAAATTCTTTAACTAACATACCTATAAATATACTACACTTTTGGTATTCAAGTCAAGCTTTTTTATTTTTTATCGCTTCAATTGCTTCTTCAACACTACCATGGATTACATGCTTCCACCCAGTTTCACTATACATTTCGTTCATAAATGGACTATTTTCGTGAATCTGAACTACACTACCACTTATTTGTGAGGGAACTTCTAAATATTCACCAACTACATCATCAGCTATATTTTTGAGTTCATCAGCTAACTTCTGTAATTCTTCTTTTTGTTCTTTTGTCAATATGTCTTTACTCATTATAAAAAACTCGCACTAACAACGGCTGGATTTATCCACCAAACCTTACCGAGAGAATCAGTAACTCTAATAGTTTTGTTTTTATCATCAAAATCACTTATTTTTACGATTGTGTTTTCATATAACATACCATCTACTGATGGTATGTCCTCAATAATCTTAACTTTTTGACCTATGGTCAATTCTCTTTTTTTGTAATCTACTAAAATAGTCATTTTTTTCTCCTATTTACAAAACTTTTTAGAACTTGGAAAATAAGCGTTAAAAGAATGATAACAATTTACACATAACAACCTTATATTTTCTAATAACCAATTCTTTGAATCACCATCTTCAAAATCTATTCCAAGACAAGTTTTATTTGTTGACATGTTTACTTCGTTATATCCACAATTACTACATTCATCTAACCAATAGCCTTTATCAATCAATTCCTCTTTGACTACAGATTGTGACCATCTCTGTGGTGGTTTTCTTTTACCTAATATGATATCCTCAACATTTACGGTTCTGACACCAAACCCTTTTTTTATACCATTACCATCTTTATTTAAATGTTGGTCAAATACACCATACATTTTAGCGTATTTTTTATAGGTAGAGTAATGTATACCCATCCATCTCGCAGCTGCCATATTTGACTTGGTGTGCTTTTGAGCTTCGAGTATCATATTCTTGGTAACCACTTTTCTCCTACCAGGAATATTTAGTGGTCTATTTATCATTAGATTTTTTGAAACACTTTTGTCTTTGGTTTAAAATTATAAATTTTTTGAGTTTTTAGATTCTTTCCTTGAGTTTGATTTTCTTTTCTCCAAGGGTTAGCTTCTTCTGGTCTATCAGTTTGCCAAAACAATTCACCCACCTCAAGTTCATCAAATTTAAATTCTTCAAAATCATTACTCAAATTACTTGGTGGATTATACCTATCATTTACTTGGTCATTGTTTGCCATTATACTTCCTCCCAGTTTCCTGTCATCTCTACTATACCAGATATAGCTTCAAACTCTTGTTGAAACTCATCAAATATACCTTTAGCTTCAAGTTTATCATACATTGAATCTAACGCGTTTCTAATTACTTTTATTTGTTCGTAACCATCTTTACTTATTTTTGACATTTTCTTTGTCCTCCTGTAAAAGTTGTTTTTCTTTTTTTTCTAAGTCTTTGTCCTCTTGAGAGTGTTTTCTTATAAACCCCTCTATATCATTATTCAGTTTTTTTAACTCATCAAGAGCTAAATTTTTAACAAAATCTTCTTCCTCAATAATCGTTGTCATAAGCTTCGTTATATAAGAACCTAATTTATTCATTAATAATTACCCCCAATGAATCTAAATATTGTACACCATAATCATCATAATAACCACAATAAATAATTACAGTATCTCCTATGTTACTTTGATAAACTCCCATCATTGTATAAGCGTAACCATATTCATCTGAATAACCTACTCCATTTACAACATTTACTTCCTCTTGATAACCAAATGTTTCTACTTTAAAATGAGTATTTGATGTCCATTCAACATACTCATAATCCTTACCAACATCAGCTTTTATCTTCGTAAATGTTTGAACATAATCATCATTGAAATTTAACACATAATAATTGTTTTCATCAATTTGTAAACTTTCAATTGATAATTCTAATTTACATTCATCACAATATGGTTCTACACCACATCCTATCAAAAATACATATATAAATATATATAAAATTATGTTTTTTACCATTTATCTTTTCTTTTCCTCTTGTTATTTTCTTTTCTTTGTCTGCGTTTTTTATTTCTCTTATCACGCTTTCTTTGTTCTTGTTCACTATCCCAACTATCTGGATTTATATGTGGCATTCTCTCATCTCCGTATTAATATAATATACATTTATTTTGTTATGTAAGTCAAGCTTTATTTTCATAAACTACAAATCAAGCTTTAATTGATTTTCATCTACTACAGCTCTACCTTTTAATTCTTTCCAATCTTGTTCTGGTCTAACATCTAAATTTGTTTGCCAAGTACCCCTTATTGTAAATAAATCTAAATCTAAATCCCTACCAACTTTCAATAGTGCGTTTAAATCTTTTGGGAAACAACTACCACCAAAACCATCCTTACCATCAGGTCCGGGTACTGCTAAATGTGAGTTTCCTATTCTTGTATCATATAATGAATATTCAACAACTTTGTCATAATCAATATTTATTTTGTCACATATCATCTTTATCTCATTTGCAAATGATACTTTAGTTGCTAAAAATATGTTTGTGAAATACTTGACCATCTCCGCTGTTTTAGAACCAGTTTTAATTATTGGTACATTTGGAAACACCAATGAATAAACTTGTCTTAACTTTGTTGTTGCTGGTCTTTGTCCCCCAATTATGATTCTATTCTGATTCTTAAAGTCATCAACAAAATTAGCCTCTGTCAAAAACTCTGGATTGAATATTACTGATATGTATTCACACTCTTTATTTAATCTATTTGTTGTTCCTGGTGGTATCGTAGATTTGATTGCTACTATCTTACCATCTTGATTAGAATTGACATTTTCATTTATATCTCTAACCACATCTTCAACTATACTCGTGTCACAACCACCATCTTTTTTCATTGGTGTTGGTACACATACAAATACAACATCTGAATTATTTACTAATTCATGTAAAGTTTTACAATTACATTTACCATTTAAATCAAATGTATTTGTTTCATAATGTTTTTCAAATACAGTTTTAACTGCAGTTCCCACATAACCTTGTCCTACTATTCCTATTTTCATATTTGTTTCTGTATCCAATCTTTTAAGTCATTTTTTGGATTCCATTTTAGTTTTTTTCTAGCTAATTCTGATTTACACAATGTGTTTCTAGCTTCACCAGGTATTTCATCTATATATGTAATGTCATCTGAACCCATAGCTCCAAACATCTCAACCACCTCATTTATAGAATGATTCATACCTCTACCCAACTCATAAGTACTACCCCATTTATTTAATTGAACCACTTTTATCATAGCATCAACTATGTCATCTACATGTGTGAAATCTCTTCTCTGTTCACCATCACCGGTGATTGTCAGAGGTTTACCATTTTTATATTGTTCTAAAAATATAGGTAACACAGTTCTATAACTACCTTCAGTTGGCATATAATCTCCATAAACATTATAGAATCTACATATGGTTACATTTAATCCATATATTCTCTCATACATTTTACAAAGTTCCTCACCTTGCCATTTACTAAATGTATATGGATTTTTATAAACACCACCCCAAAATGAACTTGAACCAGCATATACAACAGGTATTTCATACTTACGAGCCAACTCTAATATATTTTGAGTTCCACTAACATTAACATCACAAACCTCTTTTGGATTTTTAAATGATGGGCCTATTCTTGGTAACGCCGCCATATGAAATATCACATCTACACCACTAACTATGTCATCCATTTTTTCATCTTTGAAATATTCATTATGTGAAATATCTATCAAAAACAACTTAGCTTCTTTATTTATATTATTTTGACTGCCAGTTGATAAATTGTCAAAAATAATTACCTCGTATCTTTCATCAACTAAACGATTGACTAAATTAGTTCCTACAAATCCAGCACCACCAGTCACAAGACATCTTTTGGGATTATTATTTATTTTAGTTTCTTCGTAATATTCATCTAATTCTAAATCGAATGGCATTTGATTAATTCTTTCTCATAAGTTTTTAGATTATTTATTGATATTTCAAATATATTATATTCCATATTACCAATTTCTCCACTATCTTGTAATATTTCTGATAATTGTGTCAAAAACTGAAATCCATCATTTGTTAATTTTCTTCCATCAAATCTAACAATTATGTCATCTGTTTTTTCAGCGTGTACACTAAACACTCTTTTACTTAAATCATACAATGTATTTGATTGTTCCTTCGCTATATAATCTGTAAAATTGTTATCAACATAAATTGTAGAACACCAAGGTTCTAACACCTCTAACAATTGTTCAGTACAATTCTTAACAACAAAACCAATATTATATTTTGGTGAAACTATTGGTAACATATGTTTATCGTGTTGTACATTAGTTCCCCATTTACGAATAAAATTTCTCATATTTTTGGAGTTGGTCTGTTGCCATTCTGGTGAATCTTTACCTGTATCACCACCAGCGTATTTATTGTATCTACTACCACGACTCGTAAAGTGATATACAAGAGCATCCCAAGACTGAATTAGTTCATAACCACTCAAATAAAATCTATTAAACAAATCTGAATCTTCTCTTGATTGTGGTGCAAATAATTCATCGTGTCCACCGATATTCTGAAAATCTTCTTTGTACATACACCAGGGTGCAAATATACCATTTGTTGTTCTATCTTTTTGTTCTAACAAAACATCATCAACTGAATACCACTTATCAAGAACAAAATCCTCTGGTTCTACACCTAAATTTTCTATTATTTTTTCAGGTCCAGGAGGATGTAGTGGTGGTTCAACTCTTGTAGCACAAACTACTTTACCTCTTTTAAGGTGTTTGGTTATGTTTATATCAAGGTTTTTACCAGCCACCATATCTGCATGAAAAGCAAAGATAATATCTGTGTTAGCCATTTCTATACCCTTGTCAAACATACCAACGATACCAACCCTTTCAGGTCCTTCATTTGTATAAACAATTAAATTTTCATCATTGAGTGAATCCAACCATTCTTGTGTTCCATCTACACTAGCATCATTCAAGACAAGTATTTCATGTTTTATTTCTTCTATGGATGAACCATGTCCTTGAAAATTATATTCATATTTTTTATCAAGATGTCTAATAGATTTATAAGCTAACTTCAATAAATCTAAATTGTTTCTACTGGGTATGACAAAAGTTATTTTTGGTATTTCTTCAAAAAGAGTTTTCATTTTTTATAATTCCTTATTGTTTCTATAACTTGATTCACATCATCAAAACTTAAGCTCTGATGTAATGGTAAACACAATGTTGTATTTGCAGCTGTTTCTGTGTTAGGTAAGTCTGAATTGTCATCATAATATTTTACCCAATGTAAAGGATAATATCTAAAAGTGGTGTAAATACCATTTTCTTTCAGATACTTGGCTAAACCATTTCTATCATCTTCTGATTCCAATTGAATCCAATACATATAATATGATGATTCTACATAACTTGGAAATTTAGGTGGAGTGGTAATCCAACCTAATTTTTTTAAACCTCTTGTGTATTTATCGTGAATTTGTTTTCTTCTGTGAATGAATCTAT